GTCATAAAAGAGACAAAGTATTTGATAGAGTTAGATACTTGCATTGTAGAGAAGATAGAAAACTTTATTGGGAAAAGATTTTGATAGATAGATACCAACCTGTGTATAACAAACACAAATGAAAGGTAGAAACCCTAATTCTAAGGAAAAAAAACACATGGATAGGGTTAGTCAACTAGGTTGCATTGTTTGTTATCTACAGGGCTTCTATGGAGTTCCTGCAGAGATACACCATATTGAAGGCAAGACAAAACCTGATACACATTTTAAGGTATTACCTTTATGCTTTGAGCACCATAGAATGGGTAGTGATATGGAACCTATAAGCCGCCACCCTTATAAAGCTAGGTTTGAAAAAGCCTATGGTACGGAGTATGAACTACTTGAACTTGTAAATTCTATGGTTAAAAAAGATTAAATATTATTCCAAAAAAGGTTTACTTTTTCTGTCAACAATATAAAATGATATATTAACAAGCTTAGAAAACTTGTTTAAATTGAAAATAATTAAAGGAAAATAAAATGAAAACACAAGAAATACTAGAACAAATCCAAGACAAGATTGTGGACCTTATGAAAACAGAAGGTACCGATTGGCACAAACCTTGGACTGCAAAACCTGCACCTATCAACCATATAAGCAAAAAACCTTACAGAGGTATGAATAACTTTTGGTTATCAGTGCAAGATTTTAGATCTCACGAATGGGCTACTTTTAAACAATGGTCAGAAAAAGGCTATCAAATCAAGAAAGGCAGTAAAGCAAGCAGAGTAGTTTTCTGTGAAGTTAAAGATAAAAAACCTGAATGGCTTAAAGATGACGAGCTTGCTCTTTACAAAGCAACAGGCAAATTACCTAAATACTTTTTATGGAAAAATTATGCAGTATTTAACGGAGATCAGGTTGAAGATTTTGTTTCTACAATGCCTGTAAATACACACTCTACTGAACTTACAGAAGCTAAGAAAAAAGATGTTGAATTTTTTATAGCTAATACAAAAGCAGTTATAGACTATGGACAAAATTCAGCTTTTTATTCACCACTTACAGATCATATTGGTATGCCTTCTTTAGAAATGTTTGATACAGATGTAGATTATTTTTCTACATTATTACACGAACTTACCCATTGGACTGGTCACAAAGACAGATGTGATAGAGATCAAACAAATAGATTCGGTACTATTGAATATGCCAAAGAAGAGTTGGTAGCAGAAGTAGGTTCAGCTTTTCTATGCAGAATTTTAGGTGTAGAAAAAACTGTAAGAAAAGATCATGCAAAATACCTCAACAACTGGATAGAAATAATCCAAGATGAATCTAAAGCAATGGTTAGAGCCTTTTCACAAGCTCAGAAAGCCATAGATTATTTAGAACAACTTCAACTAGAAAAAAAGGAGGTGGCATAAGCCACTTCCTTTGGGAGAAATAAAATGAAAAATATGGCGACTAAATCAAAACCAAGATTTCCACAACTCACTAATTATCTACATCAAGGTGTATATTACTTAGTCATTGGAATCTTTTTAATGTTCTTTTTATATCAACTTGGAGAGTAAAATGAGCAGAGATAAATTATTAAAAAAATATAGAAATAAAATAGCTATTACTTATCTTGAGAATGAGGAGCAGAAATTAGCTTGGTTTGGAAAGTTAAGTCATGCTCAGGATTTTCAAGAAAGTGGCGCAGTAATTGTATCTTTGGTAAATCTGAGACATATACATTCAGAAGAATTAGTTGCAGAGTTTTTAGACAGTCTTTTGTTTGACGGCTTTGATTTATAGGAGTATAGATATGTATGAACCAAACGAACCGCACGATCAATGGGGTAGACCAATAGAAGAACCAACATCATGGCTACAAAAGACTAGGGATATAGTTTTCTTTTCTTGTGTAGGGATAATATTTTTGGTTATATTTGGTTGGATAATTTTAATGTTTTTGCCTTTTTACCTTGGTAGGGAGATCTGGCAAAGATTTGAAAACTGGTATATTAATAAATAGGGGAGAAATATGGACTTACAACAAGCATATAAAAATTGGCAAGATAACAATATTGATGAGCATTTGCACATGGTTAAAAAAAGAGAACAAAAACCAAGAACTATACAGCTTTGGAATAGAAAGTTAGAAGCGTGGAAAAATAGAAAAAAGAGAGAAAAAAGTGAATAGCTTTTGGTTGGTTTTGGAAAATGAGATCTCACATGAAACCTGTGATGCTTATATTGATCTATTTAATGCCAATGATTCTGAAACTGCAAGGCATGGTGATGACTTAGAAGATTTTACAGTAAGAGAGTCAGAGGTTTATGGAATACCTTTTGGTACAACAGAAAATCTTATGACAACAAAACTTTTCAATGACCTAGTTATACAATGTAATGCAGAATGTTTTGGATTTAATCTAAACGGACTACAAGAGTTTCAAGTAGCAAAGTATGAAACAGATGACCATTATGTTTGGCACTCTGATATGCGTTTAAATAAACGTGAATCTATGCGTAAATTATCAATAACAGTACAGTTGTCAGATCCTAATGATTATGAAGGTGGAGATTTTGAGTTTACAGAAGATATAGGTTGTCCTGCACGTCCTTTCATAGCAGAAAAAGGTACTGTAATAATATTTCCTTCTTTTTTACCACATAGAGTTACACCTGTGACTAAAGGCACAAGATATTCTTTAGTTGGTTGGTATGAAGGTAATAACTGGAGATAGAGAAGGGCAGAGCGAATGCCTACCCACTGTTCTCTTTCTCCGTACTATATTTAATATTTAATCCTGCCAAAGTACAAAGGCGATTTTTTTCGTCAAGTCCTTTAGGGGTAATTGCAAATGCGTCTCCTTCTTTGGAAACAAAACCATCATTAACAATTTCTTGTAGATGTTCTTGTGGTGTATCTTCTTCAAACATAACAGAAAGAATTGCTCCCAATCTTTTATTCTGTTTTTTTGAAAGTGCCATCAGACTGCGTACCACTCCTCACCTGCAAACATTTTAGCTTCCGCTTCTCTGCGTCTTACCAATCCATCAAGAACCTCACCATTGGCTTTGTTCCATCTTTTCATTTGTGCAGGTACTTCATTATATTTGCCTTCGTTTAATACTTTAAGCATAGTGCTTTCTTGAAAATTTGTTGGTCCTAAGTTAAAAATCCACGCAACTAAGGCGTCAAATTGATTTTGATTAAGAGGCACTTTTACTAATTTTTCTATATATGGCTCATATTCATCTTCTATTTCTTCTCTAAGTATGTAGCTTGCATGATCTAGTGTCCACTTGTCATGCTCTTTGACTGTTCTTGTATGACCATAGCCTATCGTAAGAACACCTGCAGGACAGATATACGGTACTGCAAGACCTCCTTTTGTAGGACAACCTTCAAATTTTTTTATAAGTGATAAACCTTCTTCTGATATGTGCATCTTATTCTCCCCATGTACCATCTTCTCGGACTCTAGCTTTCTTTGTGCCGCCCCAGTATTCAACTGCGTGTCCTTCGCTAATGAGTTTTTGGCAAATATCTTTGCCATCTTCTGTATAAGGGATGCCCAAAATCCTTCCATATTTACCTTTACCTAGTGATTTGACTTTAAATGCACCTGTACAAAGTTCTATCAATCTATTTTTAGCTTTTAGACCTAAAGCCTTTTCTGCTAGATTTCTAGTTCTGCTTTCAGGTGTATCAATACCTGCCAAGCGCACTCTTTGTTTGTGTAGTTTTACACTAAAACCTAGATCTAGTGTGACATCAACAGTATCGCCATCAACCACCCTTTCTAGGGTTGCATTATAGACAAAGGCATCAGGCGATTCTGACATTACTTGGACTCTGCGTTAGGTGTGCTAGGCGCTTTGTCTTTGGCTTTTAAAATATTGAGCGCAAGTGCATCAATAAATTTATAGGCCTTGCCTATTATTGCATCATCTTTTGGCGTTGGAGTAGATGCTGCAATTGCAGATGCTGCTGTCACTATCCAAGTTATCCAGTTTATTATTTCCATAATCTCCATAATTTTCTCCTATATGGTATTACCTTTTGGATTCTACTTGATCTGCTTCTGCCTTATCAAGCTCTCTGTAATATTTAATTATTGACAGTATATCTCTTGTATATCTAGTAACTTCGCTCATAGTCATAGATAGGTTTTGGTATTCTTGGCTTGATAGCGTATAAAAGGCACGTTCAGGCGCATTACCTGTAGCAAGATTGTCTAAATATTCTTGCATGGTTATAGGTGTCATTACTTCCCAATCTACCTCTGTAAGACTCATAGGGTATGGTAGTGGTGGGTGATATATTGGTGTTCGTTCAGATATAGTTTTTACTTGTACAGGCTTAGTCGTTTGTAGCATAGAACAACTTGCCAATAATACTGACAGGCTAATTAGAATTAGATTTTTCATCAAACTGATTTGGATTGGTTAATTTTTCAAGTGTGGTTAAAACTCTTAATGATCCTTTGTTAATTCTATTTTGGAGATCTACTGGATCAGCTAGTGCCTCTTGATCTAAATCTAAATTGGCAAACGTTTTCCTTAGTTTGTTAACATCTTGCATGGCCTTCCGCCTTTCTTCTTCTAGTACATTAAGCTGTTCTTCTTGTGCTTTTTGTTGTTGCAAATAACGCTCTATAGATGCATTCTGTTCCTCTATTTGTGTTTCTAAAACTATTTGGTTGCCTTTGAGAGTACTGATTTGATCTGCTTGATAGTCAATGTACCAAGCTGTGCTTGCGATTGTTACAATTAACAACCCACCTAATACTACTGATAAATTCATGCCCATGTATACACCTGTAATGGTTCTTTCTTACCTTTAGCCGCTATTGGCTCAAGTTTTTTCAAAGTATAGTCACTCTTTATAGCAGTATTGTAGCCAATGAGCAAATCAACTCCTGCATCTTTTGTACCGCTTTCTAGTCTTGCGCCTGTATTGACAGCATCGCCAATAGCT